ATTTTCCGCGTTTTGCCCCCCCGCAGCCCTTGCCGGTCAATCACTTGCTCTGCGAAAATTGTCGAACGCAAGGTCGAATCGGCGAAATCGGGCTAGATCCCCGACTCAAGGAGGTCGCCTTCTCGCCGACGTGCAGGCGGAGGTGTTGTATGCCCAACAGCGGCGACGACAATCGGGATCCTGAAGAGCAAGAAGCTGCCGCACGCATCGAAGCGGAGGACACCGCGCGCCGAGCGGCGTGGCGAGCGAACGTTGCCCAATGGGAGATCGAAAACCGAAAGCCATGGCGAGACCGACACGAGTTCTCAATCGGGGAGCTCGCCGAAGAGCTGGCCCGGCCGTCAGGACAGATCGCAGCAGGTCCCCGTGAGTGTGACTCCACGGCGCTGTACATTTTTGAATGGGTAGTGCGCGGCGAGTGCGGCGAAAACGATGCCCTTATGATCGGTTTAGGGTCCCAGGTGCTTGTGCCATTCCTCCCGAACTATCGCGCCGAATTCGAAAATATCCGGCGAGACTTGTTGGGTGGGCCAGACAGTGGCGTCAAGGCCCCAGCCCTCGAACGGTGGCCAGGCGGGGCGGTCCAGGTCAATGAAGGAGCGATCATCCTGACGCGTCGCGGAGTACGAGCTCTTCTCGAAATTTGCGAGCTGCCGGGCGCGTCACGGGTATGGCGTCGATTGGGGTTAGACGCTCGCGAACAGGATCGCCCGGAGGCTGCCGCCAGCGCGACACCAGCACAGGACGAAGAGCTGGGAGGCGGTGAGGGTGGCGATCAGGCACCGTCGCTAGTGTCGGATCAGGTCGAGCCACGATGGGTCGAGCATCACCGATATGGATTCGATGCAAATTCATTCCGCTCCCCGCAATTCAAATGGGAGGAATCGTGCATCGCGCTTCCCTGGCGATCGGTTACCGAGCAGACGATGGATAAGCTTGGAGCGCGGCCCGGCCTGCCCTTCAGAGACCTTCTGTGGATCCCGATCAGGCTCTACGCCCCGGATGCAGACCGCCTGTGGCCCGATGAGCCAGCATCTCCCCCCGCCCAACGCGCTATGCCTGATACCGCTGAGCCGCAGCCTCTACGCCAGCGGGGACGGAGGCGGGATAAGCGCGACCGTGTCAAAGAGAACATGAGAAAGAGCGAATATACTCTCAACCAGTTGGAGAAAATGGGAAAAGAAGCACTCGGAATGACATTTGAGTGCAGCGGAGACACCGCTCTTCGGGCACTAAAGGAGCTAAAAGAAGAAGCCAGCGCAAAATAGCGCAGATTAGCGCGCATTTAATTACGCGATATCTGCTCCAGAAGGCGGATTGATTTACTTCTAAACGGCACCTTATCTGTTGCAGCGAATAGCCACGCAACAGAATACAGGTGAGGGCATGGCACTACCACGCCACCGGCCGCGCGTTTACCGCCGGTGGAAAAATACGGACACGTACCACTATTCGGACGAGCTTGGGCTTACGCGCCTTGGCGCTCTGCTGGCAGGCTCAAAAGAGGTTGTACGCGCGAAGATCACCGGCACCGAGGTGAATCGCGACAAGGTCGGTCAAGCGGGGGATGGGCTGCTTACCGCGACTGCTGTGACTGCGCACGTTAACGACATTCTCGGAAATCCGCCTACCTCGCCGGAGGACGCAGCTGCATAGCATTCCGGCCGCCTAGCCGGTACCGGGCGGGCAATCCCGCTCGCCCGAAAACAGGGGGCCGCGTCCGCAGCAAACGAAACGCGGCCCCCAAGGAGAGTAAGCAATGGCAGATGTAGATTACACCAACGGTCTTAACAAGAGCGAACTCGACGCAGCCCGTATCGGGCTGACGCTCGGTGAACGCTTTCCAGAGCTGCGCGAGTTGCGCGATCGGCTCCTCGCCCGCGTCATCGACTTTGACGACCTCCCTGAGGCCTGGGGGCGGCTGCTTCTAGACTTGCCCAGCGATACGCCGGCGTGGTCGCGAACCGATGCCCTGCTGGTGGAGGCGGCGTAAGTCGTGACGTTAAGACTGATCACCGCCGCCGAGCGGCTCGCCGAGGCCGAGGGCAAGGTCTCGATCGCGGTCTTCGGCCCCTATGGGATCGGCAAAACCAGTCTCGTCCGGGGCCTCGACGCGGACACTACTTTGTTTGTCGATTGCGAAGCCGGAATGTTGCCAATCCGCGATTGGCCCGGCTGCAGCATCTCCGTCCGCAGCTTCCCCGACCTGATGGATATCGTCGCCCTGATCGGCGGCGTCGATCCGGCGGCGAGTGACAGCGACCCGTTTTCAGCTGCCCACTATGCGCATGTGCGGTCGATTTACCCCGACATCGACCTCAGCGGCATTACGACAGTCTTCTTCGACTCCATCTCAGAGGCGTCGCGGCTGTGCTTGGTCTGGTCCCAGACGCAGCCGCAAGCCTTCTCCGAGCGCACCGGCAAGCCGGATCTGCGTGGCGCCTATGGGCTGATGGCGAAAGAGATGACCCGAGCGCTACGGCACCTCCAGCATGCGCCGGCGCATACCGTCGTGTTTGTCGGTGGTCTGCAAAGCGCGCCTGACGCCCCCGGCCGCTGGGAGCCGCAGCTGGAAGGCGCGAAGGTCGGGCGCGAATTGCCGTTCATCACCGATCAGGTGATCGCGTTCGATCTCTTTGATTGGTCGAAAGAAACCGGGTGGCAGCACGCCCCCGGCAAAGGCGAGCACCGCGGCTTTTGCTGTCGCTCGCCAAACCCCTGGTCTTTGCCTGCCAAGGACCGGTCTGGCCGCCTCGACTTGATTGAGGAGCCGAACCTCGGCCGCCTCATCGAGAAGATCAATTCCGCAAAGAAGGAGTGAGCTATGTTTTACAATTTTAACGATGCGAATGAGCAACGGCAGGGGCCGATCCCCGATGGCACGTATTGCGCCCTGAAGCTGACGTGGCGGCCCGGCGGCGGGAATGTTGCGGGCTGCGCTGCAGATGACCTCGGGCTGTTTAAACAGTCCACCAGTAGCGACGTCGTCTATCTCGATGCCGAGCTTACGGTGATCGCCGGCCCGTACGCGAGAGCCAAGCTGTGGCAAGGCTTCACCGTAGCCGGCGGCAAGGTCACCGAGGCCGGGGTCAGCCGGGGCTGGAACGTCTCGAAGGACACGATGCGCGCGATGATCGATAGCGCGCTCGGGCTCGATCCGAAGGACATGTCCGAGGCCGTCCGCGCTAAGCGCAACCTGCCGAGCTTCCGCGCCTTGGATGGTATCGAGTTCTTCGCCAAGATCGGCATCAAGCGCGGTGGCGAGGCGCCCGGCGGCGGTCAATACCCGGACAAGAACGAGATCGCCCACATCGTCGTGCCGGGCGAGCCCCAATACGCCGCATTGAGGGCCGGCAACGAAGTTGCGCCAGCGCCGTCAGCCACCAACTCCGCGCCGCGCCAGACTCCCGCACAGCAGCCCAAGCCCGCCTGGCAACAGGATGCACCCGCCGCGGACAAGCCCGCCGCAGACAAGCCGGCGGCGCAGGGCCCCGCCTGGCTGAAGGGAGAGAAAAAGTGAGGGGCCGCGAGGACCCCTCGCCCTTCCAGCGGGAGCAGGACGAATGGCAGCAAAGAATATGGGAAGCCGTCACGATGGCGGTCGGTCAGCGGCTCACCGACAGCGGCATCACCCTCAGTCGGCCGATCCGGTCACTGGCGAAGGAGGAGCTGTTGGGAATCAGCTGGGCGGCGGTCGGCACCTACAACGACCTGCGGGTGCAGCGGGCGCGGGAACTGGAGAACGCCTCCGATCCGCGGCAGTTAATTTTGCCGATTGCGGGCGAAGTCTGACCAATCCGTTGCAGGTCTGCGCAGTCTGCGGTCGCCAGGCAACGGAGCCGTTCCAGTGGGCGTCAATGGTGTTCCCGTGTTGCTCGGCCGACTGCGCCAGAACCGTTGCCAAGCTCATACGCTGCGCCATCGAAAGCTTTGTTACAGAGGAGATCGGATATTTGGCCGGACTCACTTTCATGGAACGCGAGGCGGTCAAGGCCGCTCGCCAATCCTTCTACGACGCACTGGTCAAGATCGGGGTTGCAGACGCCTTCAATGACTGCACTGCCGAGCAGATCGACGGCGTCATCGAGACGGTGTGGAACGGGCTGCGCGCCTCGATGCACCAACAGTCCGCGCGCGGCGAGATTCCGGCTTAGCGGCGGATGCAGGAGATGCGGCCGAGTGCGCTGGGTGCGCTGGTTATTGCCACTGTGCTGATCGCGATCGGTGCATTGCTTAGCCTGAGCCCACGCACCGCCCAGCTTGCGCCAAAGCGGCAGTGGATCGTTCTATTCGTATTACCTGCTCTACTGCAACGCTTCTGGATCTACCTCCAGATTGGGGTGTTCTCTTGTTTGGCGCCGTAGTGAAGGCATGGTCGCGCTGGCGAGCTCCCAACAATCACGGCGAGGGGTGAGCCCGGTGGCTGTCGATCTCAACCACAACAGCGGCTACGTCCCCGGTCGGGCTGATCCGGTTGTCACGCTCAGCGATAAGATCAATCGCCGCATCGACGCCGCACTTGTAAAGGCGCGCGCCGAGGAGCCGAAACGCCTTTACCTCGGCGCCTCGATCCTCGGCGATCCGTGCGCCCGCCGCGTCGCATATGCGTGGCGTGGCGAGACCGGTGAGCCCGTTGAAGGCCTGGCTCTCCGGATCTTCAAGACTGGTCATGTGATCGAACGCCTCGTCGCCGAGTGGATCGAGCGGGCTGGGTTCGACCTGCGCACCTTCGATCCCGAGACCGGTGAACAGTTTGCCTTCAGCGACGGTCCGATCGCCGGGCACGCTGATGGCATCATCGTCGGCGGCCCCACACTCGGGTTCGCCTATCCGGTCCTGTGGGAGGCGAAAGGCCTCAGCGACCGATCCTGGTCCGATCTGGTGAAGAGCGGCTTATGGGTCTCAAAGCCGATCTATTACGGTCAGGTAAGTCTTTATATGGCCTACCTTGATCTCGCCGCCTGCCTGTTCACGGCTCTGAACAAGAACACCAGCGAGATCTACCACGAATTGGTCCCGGCGGATCCGGCTGAGGCGCAGCGACTTATCGATCTCGCCGTCAATATCGTCCGCGGATGGATGCCGCCGCGGTTCAGCGCCGAGCCGACCCGCTACTGCACTTTCTGCGAATACCGCGACACCTGTTGGAACATGCCATGAGATTTACGATAGAGCGCTCGGCGCTGGTCACGGCCGTGGCGGCGTTAAGCAACGTGATCCAGCAGCGCCATACGATCTCGATTTTGGATCATGTGCTGATCGGCGCGGCCGCTGACGGCGCGAAGTTCACCGCGACCGACATGGATCTCGTGCTCGTCGAGTGCGTCCTCACAAATGTTGAGAACGAGGGTGCGGCGACCGTACCGGCAGCAAAGCTCGCGGAGATCGCCAAACGGCTGCCGACCGACGATGAAGTCAAATTCGAGTTGCGCGACGGACACGTCCACATCCGGGCCGGTCGCGCCAATATGCGTCTGCCGAGCCTCGACCCTAACGACTTCCCGAGCCTGCAGATCGGCAAGCTGCCCCATGAGTTCACGATCGAGGCCGCCGATCTCCTCCGCGTCATCGAGAATGTGCACTTCGCAATGGCGTCCGATGAGAAACGCCACTACCTCTGCGGCGTCCATCTCCACGCCACGCGAGAGTCGCTACGCGCGGTCGCGACCGATGGAACCCGGCTCGCAATGTCGAACACTCCGCTGCCGGACGGCGCCGGCACAATGCCGGGTGTCATCGTCCCCGACAAGACGATCAATCTGCTGCACGACCTGCTGAAGGGCGCTACGGGCGAGGTCTTTGTCGCCGTCGGTGACCGGATGATCCTCGCAGCGGCCGAGACCTGGTCGCTGTCTTCAAAACTGACCGACGGCACGTTCCCGGATTACGAGCGGGTCATCCCGACCGGCAACGAGCACATCCTCAACGTTGACCGTGACGCATTGGCCGCGGCAGTCGGGCTGGCGTCGTCGATCACGGCCGAGAAGACAAAGATCTGCGTACTCGAAACGTGCGGCCCGGTTCTCACCGTGTCGGCGCGCGGTGCGGACGACAACGCAGAGGCGGCGCAGGAGATCGCCATTGGCGATAATCACCCGCCAGTCCGGGCTGCCTTCCAGAGTCGATATTTGACCGACGTCGCAGGCCAGGTCGGCGCGACACTACGCATCGAAGCCAGGTCAGACCCCGGCACAGCCGCGATTCTGCGCGACCCCGACAACCCCGGTGCTCTCTTTGTGGTGATGACCTGTCGTGGCTGACATCTTGCTTTCAGACGCGCAAGCCGCCGCGCTGCGCGACATCCGCGAGTGGTTTTTAAGCGGCACCGCGCTCCAGCAAATTTTTCGCCTGTTTGGCTTCGCTGGAACTGGCAAGTCGACGATCGTTAAGCACGTGATCGACGAGCTTGGGCTCGACGATCGCGAGGTCCTGCAAGCCTGTTACACCGGCAAGGCGGCATACGTGCTGCAGCGCAAAAGCGGCATGCCGTGCTCGACGATTCATCGGCTCATCTATCGCGTGAGCGAGGCTACCGAGGCCGAGATCGCGGCAGCGCGGCGGCAGCTCGACGCGCTCGAAACCGCCGCGCTCGCCCTCTACGGCGCCGAGCGGGTCGCCGCCAACGCCGAGATCGCCGCCCTGCGCATGGCATTGAAAGAGATGCGGCAGCCGCGCTTCGTGCTTAACGAGGAGAGCCCGGTCCGGGACTGCAAGCTCATTGTGCTCGACGAGGTCTCCATGGTCGGGCCGGACATGGCGGCAGATCTCTTGTCATTTGGCAAGCCGATCCTCGTGCTCGGCGATCCTGGGCAGCTGCCACCGATCAAGGGCGCGGGCGCCTTCACCGCGCAGGAACCGGACGTGATGCTGACGGAAATTCATCGCCAGGCGGCCGAGAGCGCCGTGATCCGACTCGCGACAATGGCGCGCCAGGGTCGGCCGATCCCCTACGGCCAGCATGACGAATTCGTATGGAAGATGTCGGGTCGCGATGTCACTGCGGCGCAATTGCTGAACGGCGGCCAGGTCATCTGCGGGCTCAACGCCACCAGGATCTCGCTCAACAACGCGATGCGCAAGGCGGCTGGGTTTAATGGCAGTGCGCTCCCGACCGGGCCGAGCGAGAAAATCATCTGCCTAAAGAACGACCACGCTCTCGGTCTGCTCAATGGCATGTTCATCGAACTCGACGACATCAAGCCAATCGACGACCAGCGCTTCCACGCCCTCATCGGAACCGAGGAGGGCGAACTCATCGGCGGTAAAGAACCGCAGAGGCTGCCGATCTACGCCGGCCATTTTCTCGATCACGAGAAGCTCGACGCCCAGCGAGACGACCGCGACTGGAAGATCAAGAGGCGCCTGGTCGAGGCCACGTTCGGCTGGGCGATCACCTGCCACAAGGCGCAGGGGTCGCAATGGGAGAACATAATTGTGCTCGACGACAGGTGGGGTCGTAGCAGAGAGCAGCGCAACCAATGGCTCTACACGGCGATCAGTCGGGCCGAGAGCGGGCTCGTCATTCTCGACTCGAGACCGACCGCGAGACCGGACTTGTCATTTTTGGATTGAGAAAGAAGACGCAATTACGCGCTGGGCCGCCAGACCGCACCACAAAGGCTGGAAATGCGGGAGTGCGAGAGGGGGCAGGTCATTCTGGATTAAGGGAGACGCCAATGGATCCAAACGCCACGCCTCAGCGAGTCGACAACGCCTTGCAGGCGTTGGAGGAAACGAGGGGATATCTGCCCGCCGCGATTGACCTGCTCCGCCGCCGCGGCGACCCGTACAGTCGCAGGCTCATCGTCTTCTGCATTTTCGGCCGCGCTGGGAAGCGCCTGCTGGACGAGGGCTTCTCGGAGCCTGTCGCCGGATCTTGGAGCTCGCGAGCCGTGCCCTCGGTCAGTATGCATTTTTTGAGGACGCCGCCGACGCCGTCTACATGCATGTCATCGGGGCGAAGAAACTGGCGGAAAGGTCGCTGCAATGATCGACCTCAACGACACCCCGCAATACAACATCGATGAACTGACGCGCGGGCTGGCGGCGTGCGCCGCAAGTTGGGTTCCCGAGCTCTTTCCGAATGGCCGGATCGAGAACGGTAAATTGCGGCTGGCAAATATCGACGGCGACGCGCCGCGCAAGACGGGCAGCTGCGTCATCGAGCTGACCGGCGAAAGGGCCGGCAATTGGTATGATCACAGCATCGAAAATGGCGGCGGGCCGCTCGATACGCTGGGGCGGGCGTTGGGTCTCGATCTGCACGATCCCGAGCTGCTCAGCAAGGCCGCCGAGATTATTGCGCGCCACAGCGCGGACGGCGCCAAACCCAACGGCAAAGAGCGCAAAACCCGGCCGGACGATCACGCAACCGAAATCGCCTTTATCTTGTCGCATTCCGTGCACCCCACCGGCACGCTTCTCGAAACCTACTTCTGGTCCCGCGGCCTGCTGCTGCCGGCGAGCGAGGATATCCTGTTCAATCCCAACCTGACCGACTGGCAACAGAAGCGGGGCCGGCCCGCCATGGTCGCGCGCGTGCGTTACCCGGACGGCACGCCGACCGGCGGTATCCATCGCACATATCTGCAGGCCGACGGCAGCGGCAAAGCCAGCGACATGGCGAAGCCAAAGATGATGCTCGGACCTTGCGACGGCGGCGTCATCATGCTCGCGCCGATCGGCGAGGACGGCGTGCTCGGCGTCGGCGAAGGAATCGAGACCACCGACGCCGGCATGCAGATGTTCGGTGTGTCCGGCTGGGCGACGCTCAGCGCTGGCGGCATGCGCAAGTTCGGGTTCTGGCTGATGGCGAATCCGAAAGCCGTCCGGCGCTTGCTGGTATTTGCCGATGCCGACTCGACAGGCGAGGGCGCGGCGGCCGAGTTGTGCGCCATGGCGACCTCGGTCGGAATTTCAACCGAGGTGCACCTGCCGCGCGGCGGCGACGATCTAGCCGACGATGTGGCGAAAGGGCTGGGGCCCAAAGAGCCGGGGCCATCCGCAGCAGTGCTGGTGCGACCGATAATCATTGTTACCGGCGGACAATTGGCGCAGATAATCGACGCCGCCGAAGCCGCCCTCGTCGCCTCCGACCACGAGCTTTT